ATAGAGGTACACGTAATGTATCTCTACCATTTGGAGGCTTCCCAGGGGCAGCACTTTACTAATGATAGAACCAGTACTAGAAGATATTAAACAATACGTTTACGAGAACGAACATATAGAAGCCTGTGGACTACTAAGTCTTGAACGAGGTAGAATCAAGTGGAATCCTTGCGAGAATAAAGCAGAGAATCCAAAGAACGATTTTATTATCGATCCCTTAGATTATAAAGCAGTAGCGGATAAAGGAGATGTAGTAGGTGTCATACACAGTCACCCTGGAACAACACCAGAGCCGAGTCAGTTAGACCGAGCTGCGTGCGACAGATTAGGTATTCCTTGGTATATATTTGGAGTAAATGACAAATGGATAAAATTGGAACCAAAAGAAAGCACTTATGGATTGCTGGGAAGACCATTCGTCTATGGCGTCTATGATTGCTTTACAATCGTAAAAGACTATTATGAAGACTACGATATAAATATATTCCCATACTCGTACGAGTGGGAATTTTGGGAAAAGGGAAAAAACCTCTATTTGGAGAACTTTGAAAAAGAAGGATTTATAAAAGTAACAGATGGTACTCTACAGACAAATGACCTCATTTTAATGGCTCTGAATAGTGAGATTACCAACCACGCAGGAATATATGTAGGACGTGGTAAAATGCTTCATCATGCACCTAACAGATTATCGTGCAGAGACAACTATAACGGCATATGGAAACAGATAACCAGAATGACCGTAAGACATAAGAGTATGACATGAAACAAGTAATATTAGAAGGAATTTTAGGAGAGAAGTTTGGGTACGAATGGAACCTTGACGTCAACTCGCCCGCAGAAGCGTTATCTGCTATTATGGCACAACGCCCAGGTATGCGACAGTTTATAGCTCAAGGAGAAGGAGTACAAGGATATGAAATTATCATTGGAGATGCCCACGCAGAAGTACCTGAAGAACTACTACTAAATATGCCAGGAAAGGGTAAGTACACCTTTGTTCCTGTGATTGGTGGATCAAAAAGTTCTGCACTTATGATGGTAATGGGAGTCGCTTTGATTGCCATGACAGGTGGTATAGCAGGAGTTGCTGCACCTGCCTTTATGGGAACAGTAGGAACAGCAGGAAGTGCGGCAGTAGCCGCAACAGCAACAACAGCAGCAGTAGCAGCAGTACCAGCAGTAGCTGCGGCAGGAATTGCTGGAACTCTCGGAGCAACGGGTATGGCCGCTATGTCATACTTAGGAACAGGACTACTACTTGGCGGAGCAGCAATGATGCTAGCTCCAGATGTACCAGACGGAAACTCATCAGAAAAAGCAGAAAACTACTTATTCGGTGGACCAGTCAATACAGTCAAACAAGGAGAGCCTATACCTCTAGTATACGGCAGAGCTATTGTAGGATCAAAAACTATATCTGCTTCACTCTTTACTAATACATCAAGACAAAAACTAACAGCAGGAAGAAAGATGGTAGGAATACCTAACTTTAGAACTGACGGTAGTAAATCAGGCCAAAACAATAATACTACAACTAATACGCCAGGCATGGATATAGGACATATAGGACTAAGATGAAGAAACAACACTTAATAACAATTCGAGGAGCCAAAGGAAAAGGCGGAGGCGGATCTACATTTGAAGCAGATGATAATATGTTTGCAAGGCAAAGTGCTGCTTTTATTGATGCTATCGCAGAAGGTCCAATTAAGGGATTGGTATATGGCGATGCGTCTATTCTTGTCGATGAAGTACGTTTAAGAAACGTTGATCAGTCTACAGGACGTGTAGGCTCTGCTACTAACTTTAATAACTTTACTGTAATTACGAAAAACGGAGAAGCAACACAGGTAGTTGATGCAGACTTCTTCGCAGAGTATCCTAGCGCCTCCTTTATGCAAAGCGTAGGCTCCGCAGAACTTCTAGAAAATGAACCCCAGTATCATACTATTTCAAGTGGTACATTTGAAAAGAGAGAGACTGACTATATAAAAGTTACTATATCTACTACAGGTATGTCTGCGATTACAAAAAAGGGAGATAACAAAGGGGATATAAAAACTACTGTTGTATACTTTACTATTGATTTTAATTGGGTAGATAATTCAGGCGTTCACCATACTAAACAAATGTTTGATACTGGGTTTAACGGTAAAGTAAGTGGTAAATACGCACATACTTTCGGATTCAATATTGAAACTATTAAGACCACTTCTACCATAAATGATTGGTCAGTTAAAGTAAAGAAACTAACTTCTAGTCCTCAGAGTTCCGATTCTGTAGAAGTACAAAATGCTATCTTTGTAGATACTATAGAAGCTTCAATTGCTGATAAATTAGAGTACCCTTATACTGCATACGTAGGTGGAGTTATAGATGCAGAAGCATTTAGTAGCGTTCCAGCAAGAGGATATGAGATAGATGGTAAGTTAATTCAAATTCCCTCCAACCATTATCCACTAGACTATAACGGTCGTAAACTAGTATTAAGTAACGCAAGTGCTTTTGCAGTTGGTGATGTAATAGGACAAACCCTAAGTGTAAGCGCATTAAATGCCGCAGGAACGCCAGAAGAAGGTTATACAGCCACTGCCAGCGTAGCCGCTCATGGAGTAGCAGTAGGGGAAACTTTTAAAGTAACTATTGCAACTTCTTCTTCTACTGATGAAGAATTCTGGGAAGGTACATTTGCTGCTACAGCAACAACAACTACAGCATTTACATATACTCTTAATAAACCTTTTAACGAAACTACTGGAGAGTACAAAACTTTATCTGGATTAGTATGTGGTGGCACAAAAACCGCAGCTATGTTCAGTGGTGGACTAGTAGAGAAAAAAGTAAGTAATACACTATATCTTAGAAATGTAGCCGCACAATCAAGTGCTGTGACAGGTACTATTACCAATCAAGACGAAGATAGCGGAACAGTAACCTCCTCAGAGCAAGTATTTATACCTGCCAACTATAGAAGAAACGCTAGTACAGAAAAACCTACAACACTAGAACAAGACTGGGACGGAACATTCTACCAATCTTGGTGTAATAACCCGGCATGGGTATTTAATGACTTAGTTACTAATAAAATTTATGGACTAGGAAACTACCTAACACAAGCACAGGTAAACAAGTGGGAGTTATTTCAAATTGGTAGATATTGTGATGAGCTAGTACCAGCAGGTGTTGGAGCAGCAGATTTACTAAGCATACATTGTACAGAGGATGCTAACTATTTAGATAGCGGAGCGTCCGGCCAGCATGAACCAAGATTCAGTGCAAACTTAGTTATTAGTGGAAAACAAGAAGCATACAAAGTACTGAATGATGTAACAAGTATATTCAGAGGAATGACTTACTGGTTGAATGGAGAAGCTTACTTAGTCCAAGACTCAGAAAAAGATCCTGTGTATCAGTTTACTAACGCTAACGTAATAAATGGTGAATTTAAGTACGAAGGAACTGCAAATAAAACAAGAACAAATTCTATTATGGTTAATTGGAATAACCCCCAAGACTATTATAGAAGTAGAACAGAAATTGTAGAGTTAGAAGAAAACCTACAGAAAGACGAAGAATTTTTAAAGCCAGATGAAACAACAGCATTTGGTTGTACTTCTAGAGGACAAGCAAGAAGACTAGGTAAATGGAAGCTACTTACAAATAGTTTGAATACTAATACTGTAGCGTTTACTACTTCAGTTAACGCAGTTTTCTTACGTCCCGGAGATATAGTACAGGTACTTGATCAACATAAAGAAGGAAAATCATGGGGCGGAAGAGTATCTAGTAGCAGTTCCACTAGTGCATTAAATATAGATAGAAAACCAACTTCTTTTGGAAACACCTCAGTAGAGTCAGGGTATGCTGCTGGAGACTACAGAGTAACTTGTAGTTTTGTAGGCTATAAAGCTATACTCGCACAAGATACTGCTACTATTGGTAGCACAGCGTATGTAAGAGGGGCACATCTTTCTAGTATAACTACTGAAGAAGCTGCTGCTAGACAACAAGATGATAGTGGCGACCTAGTATTTGTACAGTGGACGCCTTTTACATTCACAGAAACAGAAACATTACAAAGCGTAAGTAACAGTGGAAAAACACTTACAGTTGCATCCGCTTTTAGCGTAGCACCTACACACGAGTCAATATGGGTAATTTCAAGAGCGGCACAAGCTACAGGTAAAACAAAACTAGAAGCAAAGCTATTCCGAGTCATGTCTATAGCAGAAACAGATAGGAATATGTTTGAGGTTACTGGATTAGAGTACAACGCATCAAAATTCGATGCAGTTGATAAAAACGAAGCTCTAACAGAATACAGAACAATATACTTACCAGACAGCTTCAAAGACGTTCCTGCTGTAACAAACATAGATGCAGAACCTATTATTCGTGCTGGGCTTGTTGACGACAGTAACATTAACTTAATAAGTATTGAATGGGATCCCGCTACTAATAGTGATGGTAGCTTATACTCCTCACTTAGAGAGTACCAAGTTGAGTACTCTACAGATAACGAAAAATGGACAGGAGTAGGAAGTACTCCTAACACATCTATAGACTTAATGGGCAATGAATTCGGAGCTGTAGTTAGTGGCCAGTACTACTTTAGAGTTTATACAATAAACCTTAATGGAAAAAGAAGTCCTTATACAGACAGCGGCGTAATAACTATTGACTTTAACAGAGCAGTAGGCCCGAGCGAAGGCACAGTAGGTAACGCTAACTGGACAATAAATAAGATAGGTAATGTTAGTGGAGACTTCTCACTAGATAGTGGGAAAGTAACCTTTAGTCCTTCAAATTTATTCCACAATGATGGAAAGAATGAACACGCAGTTACTAATCAAGCTCAGCTAGACTTTACTGGTTTAACCGGAAGTAACACAGATAATAATGGTGCAAATACAGGTTATGTATACTTTGACCATACTGCAAGTGCCTTTATAGCTATTTCGCATGATGAAGTATCTGACCAGTTTTATGTACCTGGTGCTTCAGTTTTTGCAACTGCAACAGGCACTCTTACAGCAAGTACTAGCGCAACTCCCAAGAAGTGGACTGGACTGGATTCTACTAACTTCGATGGTGAACTTGCGGTAGATAATGTATTCAAGTTCACGAAAAATTCAACTGATTACTATCACAGGGTAAAACGTTTTGACAGCGATTCTGTGCTACACACTTATCAACCAACCCGTTTCACTCTTATTGATAGTGGTAATCAAGCATTTTCTAAACCTAATTTCTTAGCAGACTTTAATAATGATACTATCATGGGCAAAGTTGTAAAAGACGGAAGTGGAAACTATACTCTACAGAAGTTTGGCGCCTCTCAGGGAGAATCTGCTTTTGAAGTTCATGGAAGTAATGAGAATTTTACATTTGATGCAAACTTAAATGGAGAAGTAACTAACGAAAGTGCATTTGGATGTAGCTTTACAGTTCAGAAAGGTACACAAGCATACGCTTTTGCCGCAAGTGGCACAGCAATCAATACTTTTGGAATCTCCCTACAAGCGAGAACTGGCTTTGATAACGAAAGCGATATAGAAATCTCCAGTACTGGTGTAGTTACAGTTGGCAATGGCGACATGGACGCTCATACTTCTGCTACAGCAACACTAAGACTATTTGACAGAGGTAGAGCAAGTCTACTTATAGCAGATAAGATATTATCGTTTACCAAAACAGCACAAGGAACTGCAGGAGAAAATGCTAAAATAGTTGTTGTTACTCCAAGTAACCCATTCTTTGTGCAGTTTTCTTTTGCAGAGGGTCATGTAGGTGGTGAAAGTGGTCATGGACCTGGAGGTGGCGATAGTCTAATTACTAATCCCGCGTTTATAACGATTTCAGCAGCAACATCAAATACAACAGCAAACGGTGTCTGGTCTACAAGCGCAGGTACCTTAACAAATATTGTAAATACACATACAGACCCAAGCTGTAGAGTAACTGTGGCAAACGCAGTAGACGGTATGACCGTCACTTATACACTAGCTTCCGCAGACGGAGGAGCAGCTGACTTCACTACTTTAGAAATTCTAACTGAGATGGAGGGTCTAATAACTCCTTATTTAACAAATGAAGCCCATGTATATCCAGCAAGTAAGACGGGGATAGTTTCAGATATAACAGGAAGTGGGACAAACGTAGAGGTATATGAAGGAGGTGATCGATTAGATTATGATGGAACAGGTACAGCTAGAGGTAAATGGAAAGTTGTTCTAAACAGCCCTACAGGCTTGTCAAAGGGTGGCGTTACTTCCTCAGGAAGTGTTCCATCGAGGATTGCAGTAGTTGCAAATCATACTCCTGAAACTGATACAGACAACTATTCGCTAGTCTATACTATTTCAGGTAAAACGTCTAAAAATGTTGCATTTTCGTTTACAAAAGTACAATCATTAACCAAGTCAAAAACTGGTGAGGACGGGAGTGCCGGAGACGGCTTGACGATAGCATACTTAAATGCTACTTCGCCCCCCAATGCGCCCCCAACAGGATCTGCCGATGCAACTCCCGGAAGCTGGACAGCAACTCCCTCAACTCCCGCCAGTGGTTATAAAACCTATGTATCTTTCGGTACAAGAACTAATAATACGGGTAACTTTACTTGGAGCACACCTAGTCCTATAACAGCAAGAGACGGAGACGATGGAGCAGGCACTGAATATATCTTTGCAATAACCGCTAATTCAAGTACTAGTCCGAGTGCTCCAAGTAATTCTTGGGGATTCGATCAACCTCAAAGCCCTTGGTATGATGGAGCCCCCTCTGTAACAACAACTAATAAAGCTCTCTGGAGAGCTCAAAGAAATGTAGTTGGAAATCCTTCAGTAGGAGACGCTGTATCGGCTAATTGGTCTGGTAGTACAGTTGTGGGAAGGTTTGGAGATGATGGAGCTCCAGCAGTAAACTCAAGATACCCAACACTTTATAGATTAAATAGTTCTACTCGTGTTGCAGGTAATGGAAGTTTTGCAGACCCAAGAGCTGGAAATACAGATTGGAACTATGCAGTTCCAAGTATGACTGCAAATGGTCATGAAGTATACGCTATGAGTCGTATATTTACTAGTGATGGGAACTCTCCTCACGAATCAGCTTGGCCCGCTGCTGCGCTTTACGCAAAAAGGGTAGATGGTGTTACTGTAGTAGGTGTCGGAACAAGACAAGTTAATCTATATAAGAAAAATGATTCTAGTTTATCTAATAATGCATTTGGTTCTTTTGCTGATCCAAAAGCTACCGTTGGGGAAAACGCTATAGAGTCTGGTTGGGACTATGATGTTCCTACTCTTTCATCGAATACTGACAAGGTTTATGTAATTACCAGAATATTTACTAGTGATGGAAATTCTCCGCAAACTGCTAATTGGACTGCTCCAGTTATTTATGCTCAAAGAACAGATGGGGGACCAGGTCCAACAGGGCCTAGTGGAGCTTCTTCACACGTAGCGTACTACTTACAGAGTGGGTATAATCCACCTGCTACGCCGAGCCCAGGAACAGACACGACCCCAGGATCGTACATAGCTACTATTCCAACGGCTGCTGTTGGAAAGAGTATCTGGTATATAAATGGGACAACCCCCGCAAATAGTTCTACTATTACATGGACAGCCCCACAATTTTATTTAGGAGACTTCGACTTTACTGTACCAGGCATATTCGATAACGAATTTAATTTAAATTTAAGTTCATCAGGATTAGGAATACTAGGATTAACTAACAATGATTACGTAAACAGTCAAATAGTATTACCTACATTTACAACAGGTACTGCTGTACCAAATAACAGTACTACTCCAAGTCCAAATCCTCTGGCTTCTCAATACACAAGAACGGGAGTAACACCAAATCAGTTATATATAAGTAATGGTACAAGTTGGATACTACAGTCTATAAATAGTAATACTGAATATGCTGCCAGTGACTTTGACATATCAAACTTAGGAGGAGATGTAGATGGCTATGCTAATTCTAATGTTAACCAAACATTTATTCAAGCAGCTATTACTGACTTCTCTTCATTCAGAACTAGAGTAGGGGCAGGTGTACCTATAACAGCAAGTTTAATTACTGGGGTTGGGGGTACAATCACAAGTAACTTTGGTTGGACTTCTATGGGAGTAAGCGCAGGTGCTACTGCAGCTTCCTTTTCTACTACAGATGGAACTAACTATACTTCAAATAATATTACTGGTCAGTTACTCGCTACTCACCCTCTCGATGCAGTTACTAGTGCTTCGCAGACTTATACATGGTCTCGAACTGGGGGTAACGTAAGTGGTTTTGCCCTTTCAGCAGGTGCTTCAGGTACTACTGCAACATCAGGCTGGGACTGGGGAACAAATACAGGAGGTACTGATAACACCTTCGGATCAGCTGCGACATTTAAGACTGTATATGTAAAGCATATTGCAAGTGGATTTATTATAACTATGAGTTGCTATATAATTGATACAAGTTCTTCTGGTGGTGGTGGCGGTGGCGGTGGTGGCTGTTTCTTACCAGGTACTGTTATTGAACTTGAAGACGGACTCGGATTAAAGATAGAAACCATAGAACCAGGACAAGAAGTAAAAGGCGGTACCATTACAAAGAGAGAGTCTTTTGAAGTAGACTACTGGTACTACTTAAATGATTTAAAAATTACAGCAGGACACCCTGTATGGATTATAGATAAAGGCTGGTCTTGTATTGATCCAGCTGAGTACTATAGAGAACATCAGTTATTTGGTCATAAAATTGAACTAGAACCTAAACAGATAGAGATAGGTGATATGACTACTAATGGCTCTGTAGACATAATTAACAGAATAGATAAAAAACAAACAGTATGGAATATTACAGTTGATGATACTCATACGTATTACGTGGACGGTATACTAGTTCACAATAGCAAAGAATAGGAGAAAACAATGGCAGCAACAAAAGTGTGTACAGCAAGTAACGGGTGGGTATTTAGACCTCTCGAAGAGACTGCGGCAGACCAAGACTTCTTTATGAGATGTTGGAAAGACTTCCCTCAGGGTAGCACGACTTATATAGCAAGATTAAATAGATTTAGTAGATTTTTAATGGAGAATGATAAATTTAATGAAACTAATATTCATACTTATGAAAACCCACAGTTGCAACTAGCAACTTATGTCTCTGTAAAAGACGGCACTAGGGTTGGAGTTAGTACTTGGGTATTTGGAGCAAGCGCAGGTAAGATGAATGTAAGATTCGGAATAATTGACCCCACCCATAGAGGTAATGGGTACTTCTCCGATCACAATATTCTTAGTTTAGGTATGATGGAAACATGGAACCTTACTCATATAAACTGCTGGTTTCAAGCTCCTGGCAATGCTGGACACAATACTGCGGTATCTTCAACAAGAACAAAATGGGATAATCTATCCTTCGATATAGATAGCACAACTACAACTAGTCCTGGCGACTTTCACTTAGAAGCCCAAGACCTAGAATGGAACGAAGCTACAATAGCACAATATAGAACTTTAAAAGCAGCAGACTCAGGTTGGGCTTCAGTAACTTGGTCATACTCTTAATCTAGGGAAAATCATAACCATAAATTTTTGGTGGTATTTCTGAGATAAGTATTTACAGGACTCCACCGGAGCTCACCAACCCACGTTCCAAATTTAGTTCTTGACAAGACCTATGATTTTTGTTATAATTTAACAATAGGAGTATAATATTTAATATGGCAGCAGGAACTTACGATATAGTTGTAGACCAGGGATCTGATTTCTCTATAGAAATAGCGATATCACAGAACGATTCAGTGGTAGCATTAGCGACACACTCAGCGAGGGCGCAACTTCGGCCATCGCCTACGTCTTCAACAAAGACAGCAGATTTTACGTGCGCAATAACAGACGCTGCGGGTGGTAAACTAACTATGAGTTTATCAAACTCACAAACGGCAGCAATCTCTGCCGGAAAATATTATTATGATATAGAATTAGTTAATACTGGTTCTAGTGTAGTTACTAGGTTACTACAAGGAGTAGCGAGAGTAACTCCAGAAGTGACAAGATAATGTCTACTACATTAACTATTACTCCACAAGCATCTAATACTGTTAGGGTTACTAATAGTAATACGATAGTACAACCACAGAACCAAGTAACCACTCTCACTATTTCAAGTGCAATTCCAGGTGCGGCACAAGACGCACAAGCGGTGGCATTTAGTAACGCAGCCCGAACACTTAGTTCGGCAACCACAGTCGAGGAAGCACTCTTACAGTTAGCTGATCAATTGTGGGTTCAAACAAGTGCACCAACAGCAGGAACAACTAATCTTGCAGAGGGTGACTTCTTTTATGATACTGACGATAATCAGTTAAAGATCTATAGAGAAACGTCGACGGGTAGTTTTAGTTTTGTTCCTGTAATGATAGGAAACGACTCAGCGGACTCAGACACTATAGACGCAGGGAGCTTTTAAGCTCTAACAGGAAAAAATAATGGCACAAACAATTAAAATCAAAAGAAGTACGAGTACTTCCGCACCGGGTTCTCTTGGTGCTGGTGAGTTAGCGTATTCTTCTAATAGTAATAAGCTATTTATTGGTCACCCTGCAACTAACGCTGTAACAGCCGTTGGTGGAGCTGTATATGTAAATATGATGGATCACTCTGCCGGTACGCTTACAGCGAGCTCAGCTATTCTAGTTGATGCAAACAGCAAGGTTAACCAATTAAAGACAGGCAACATAGTTGTAACTGGCTCTAGCAACACAATAAGCACTTCCTCTGGAAATCTAACAATCGCACCTACTAGTAATTTAGTACTTACTCATGGTGGAACGATAGACCTAGACGGACAAGCAAACTCAATAACAATGCCGGACAACCAAGCGGCAGCTGTCGACTTCAATGAAGGCGGCACATCTTACCTTAAATTCGTAACTACTAACTCTGGAGAGAAAGTTGTTATTGGAAAGGATGTGGAAGCAGGTACAATAGATGTAACCAGCGGAAACTTTAAGGTAGGTTCAACAAAATTCACAGTAGCTTCTGGTACTGGTAACACAGTAATTCAGGGAACAGCTAATGTTCAAGGCGCAGTCGACTTAGATTCTACACTTAATGTAGATGGCAATGCAACTTTAAACGGTAATGTTACTCTAGGTAATGCAGGCGCAGATACAATAGCAGTAACTGGTACAGCAACATTTACTCCTTCAGCAGACTTTGACGGAGGCTTTACAGTAGCCGGTTCACAGACTGTGGATATGGGTACTAACAGAGTAACTAACGTAGGTACTCCAACAGCAAGTACAGATGCAACTACAAAAGCATATGTCGATAGTGTTAAACAAGCACTCGATATCAAAGATTCAGTTAAGTACGCTACTGTAGCAGACTTAAGTGCCACATACAATAACGGCGCAGGTACGCTAACTTATGACGCCACGGGCCTTAAACAAGCGGACGGCACCAACCTAGTATTAAACGATAGAGTTCTCGTTAAAGATCAATCAACTGGAACAGAGAATGGAATATACTCTGTTACTACAGCACCGGCTGTAGGCGTAGCAGGTGTTCTAACAAGAACAACTGATGCGGATATTAACGATGAAGTCTCAGGTGGAATGTTTTGTTTCGTAGAAGCAGGAACAGTTAACGCTGATAATGCATTCGTATTAACTTCTGTAACAGGAACCGCCACACTAGGAACATCAACTTTAACCTTTACTCAGTTCTCAGGAGCTGGGCAAATAGACGCTGGTAATGCACTTTCCAAAACAGGAAACACTCTAGCAGTAGACGTAGATAACAAGACAATCTCACACAATAGTGGAGCAAATCTAAGTCTAAAAGGTATTTCCGCAACAGCCAATGGCGACCTTATATATGGTGCTAATGGTGCTAATGGCGGATACTCTAGATTATCAGTAGGCTCATACGATTCAACGAATAGCGTAGGGCAGATACTTCAAGTTGGAGCATCTTCTACAGTCGCGTGGTCTAATACACTAGATGGGGGTACATTCTAGTGGCTCAGGTTATTAAAATTAAAAGGTCAGAAACAAGCGGAGCAGCCCCCACAAGTAGTGATTTAGCTACTCATGAGCTCGCTATGAATCCAACCGACAAAAAGATTTATACTAAGAATGCAAACGGAGATATTATAATTGTAGCCTCACATTCAGAGGCAATTGCAACAGAAGACGATATTTTAGCACTTAGTATAGCATTAGGATAGCAACATGGCATCAGCATTTAAAACTAAAACTGCGGTAAATATAGGCGCGTCTTTAACAAGCGTTTATACCTGTCCGGCAAATACTACTTCGACTATAATTGGTTGCTACTTATGTAACCAAAGTGGTGGAGCTATTGAAGGCACAGCCGAGTTTTTCGACGTTAGCTCTAACCACCATGCTACATTAGTTAAGTCAACTCCAATACCGAGTGGCTCAACAGTAGTAATAATTGGTGGAGATGGTAAAGTAGTTCTAGAAGCTGGTGATATATTAAAAGTACAATCAAACGTTGCAAGCTCGATAGATGTAACTCTATCGTATCTGGAGCAGACATAACATGCCACTCATAGGAAAAGAAAATCACTTAGTCTCCACGCTAGAGGCAAACGCAGTAGGGACTACAGAAATTGTAAGTAACTCTATTACTGCGAGTGAGATCGCTGGGAACGCAGTTGGCTCATCAGAAATTGCAGCAAACGCGGTAGACACAGCCGAAATCGCAACTAACGCGGTTGGAGCAGCCCAATTACAGGGCGCAGCAGTAACATCAGTAGGAGATAACTCAGTAGACGCAGCAGCAATAGCCGCTAACTCTGTAGATTCTTCAGAACTAGTATCGGGTAGTATAGACACTATTCATATTGGAGCAATTCAAGTAACATCGGCTAAATTAGCAACTGACTCAGTAACTACACCAAAAATAGCAGATAATGCTATTACCGCAGTAAAAATTGCTACTAACTCTATAGCAACACAAGCACTAGCAAATAACTCAGTAACAGCAGTACAAATACCAAGCGGAACAGTCACAGCAGACTTGTTAGCGTCAGACTCGGTAGATAGCGCTGAATTAGTAGATGGTAGTATTGACACTTCTCATATTGCTAACTTACAAGTCACAGAAGCAAAACTAGCAAACAACTCAGTAACAGCTGCAAAAATAGCGGCTAATGTAGTAGGCACGTCAGAGATAGCGAATAACTCTATCACAGCTACACAAATACCAGCAGGCACAGTCGTAACAGACTTACTAGCGGATTTAAATGTTACTACTGGAAAACTGGCGGCAAACGCAGTTACTACTAATCAGATAGCAGAAAACCAAGTTACAGCACACCATATAGCAGACGGCAGTATTACAGCAGTCCAATTATCTACAAACTCTGTAGATTCAGCAGAACTAGTAGATGGAAGCATAGATAGCTCGCATTTATCTACAGATTCAGTTATTACAACTAAAATAGCAGATAACGCTATTACAGCAGCTAAGTTACCCTCCGGAGTAATAGCTTCAGACCATATCACAGACGGTACTATTGTATCGGGAGATATTGCCGCGAACACTATTGCAACAGGAAATATAGCAGACAACGCCATAGATGGCACAAAAATCGCGCAGAACTCGATACTTACCCGACACATTGATGATGCTCAGATCGTCACTTCGCATCTTACCGATGCGAATGTGACAACTGCTAAAATAGCCGATGCTAATATAACTACCGCAAAAATACTAAATGCTAATGTAACAACAGCAAAAATAGCAGCTAACAATGTTACTTCAGCAAAAATTGCTACTGACCAAATTTTATCAAGACATCTAGCAGCTAACACAGTAGATACTGCAGAAATAGTAAGTGGTTCTATTGATGCTATTCATATAGCTACTGATGCAGTCATAACAGCAAAAATACTAGACGCTAACGTAACAACAGCAAAGATAGCAGATAACGCAGTTACTGCCGCCAAGATTGCAGACGGAAGTATTACTAGCACTCAATTAGGTGCTAACTCAGTGGATAGCGCGGAACTTATTACTGGTAGTATAGATACTATCCATATCGGCGCCCTACAAGTCACAACAGCTAAAATAGCAGATGACAACGTAACAAATGCAAAAATTGCAACCGATGCAGTCAATGCCGATAGCATAGCAGCAAACGCTGTATCTGCCGCAGAACTTAAATCAGATGCATTAAGCGGGCAAACCATGTCCGGTAATGTTATCTTTTCAGGAGATGTTACAGTATCAGGCTCTAGTTTCATAGCTTCCGCTACTACAATCACTTCTGGAGACTCTCTCATATCGTTAGCTACTGGAAACAATAGCTCTGACGCAGTGGACATAGGTATCTATGGATTATATGATACTACTGGCTCAGCAGATCTTTATGGAGGTTTCTTTAGAGACGCAGATTCTTCTGGAAAATGGAGACTGTTTAAAGATTTACAAACACAACCAACTACTACAGTTAACTTAAGTGCTGCAGGATATACAGTAGCTACATTAGTAGCCAACATAGAAGGTAACGTTACAGGTGCAGTCACAGGTAACGCAGATACAGCGACAACTTTAGCTTCTGCTAGAAATATTGGCGGAGTATCTTTTAACGGTTCAGCAGATATCAACTTACCAGGTGTTAATGCCGCAGGTAATCAAGATACTTCAGGTAACGCAGCAACAGCTTCCGAAGCTACTATACTATCTACTGGAAGAACAATTGGAATGACTGGAGATGTCGTTTGGACATCAGCCTCTTTCAATGGCTCAGCAGCAGTAACAGGTAGCGCAACAATTCAAGCAAACGCTGTAGAATCAGCAATGATAGCAGAGAATAACATTACTGCACGAGAAATTGCAACAAACGCAATTGTTAGTGCATCTATTGCTCAGAACTCTATCTTAACAAAACATATTGATGATGGACAGGTTAACACTGCACAATTAGCAGGTAACTCTGTAACAGCAGCTAAGATACAAACGAACGCTATAGGAACGTCAGAGGTAGCAGCTAATGCTATAGACGGCACTAAGATAGCTTCTAATAGTATTCTTACTAGACACATTGATGATGGGCAGGTTACTACAGACCAAATTTTAGATGGTACAATCGCCACAGGAGATATTGCAAATAATGCTATTTCTAGTGCAAAAATTGCTACCAATTCCGTAACAGCAGAGAGTATTGTAGCTGGTTCTTTAGATGCTTCGCATTTAGCCGCTAACTCAATAGACTCCTCTGAATTAGTTTCTGGTAGTATAGATACTATACATCTAGGAGCTTTACAAGTTACATCAGCAAAACTAGCAGCTGATTCTGTAATATCAGGCAAGATAGCCGCAGGCGCTATTAGCCAGTCTACCGACTTCGGGACAGGAGTAGTAGACTCTACTGCTTTAGCTACTGACGCAGTTATCGCTGGAAAGATAGCCGCTAATGCTGTAACATCAGCCAAGATAGGAGCAAACCAAGTAGGCAGTAGTGAAATTGCTCAAAATGCTATTACATCAGTACAAATACCAAGCGGAACAGTTACATCTGATCTAATTGCTGCTAACGCAGTTGATAGTGCAGAAATAGCTACAGGTAGTATAGATACTATCCACGTAGGAGCCTTACAGGTTACTACTGCAAAAATAGCCGCTAATGCTATCACAAACGCAAAAATCGCCGCTAATAATATTGGCAGTAATGAAATAGCTAGTTCAGCTGTACAAGCTCTTCAATTACATACTGCAGCTCTAAGCGGAAAAACCATGACGGGCAACGTTATCTTTACGGGTAATATTAGCACACAAGGGGACGTAACCTTAGGCAACGGAACTACTGATACTGCAAAAGTAAGCGGAGATCTAAACATACAAGACATTGGAAACTTAAACGTAGCCAGTCTTACTAGTAACTCTACAGGACAGCAAACACTTGATACTGTTGCTAAAGCCACTTACAGAACTTGTAAATGGTTAGTATCAGTAACTAATACTACTGATGGAGACTATCAAGCAATTGAAATTTTGTGCTTCCATGACGGAACTACAGCTTATCTAACGCAGTACGCATCTATTTTTGATAATGGAGCACAGGCTACTTTTGATGCAGATATAAGTGGCAGTAACTTAAGATTGAGAGTTACCCCAGCATCGACAGACAACATGACATTTAAAGCCATTAGGCAAGCAATCGAGGTATAAAAAATGGGACAAAAATTACAATTTAACATTGAAGACGCAGGTCTCAGTGTAGACGGAACAGAAATCGTTAACAGTAGCCGACAGGTTACAGGCCTGGACGTACCAGGTACAAAGATGTCGGGAACTATTGCAGCAGCGAGACTGCCGTACACTATCACGACTACAGCACCAACTTCCACTAGTGGAACATCAAGCGGCCACGTTTGGTACGTATACTCATAGGAAATTAAATGGCGATTTATTGTAACGACGGCGGAACACTCCGGACGATACGTTTTATAGCAGTTAACGATGCAGGCACGATTCGTCGTGTCAATCACGTTTACGTAAACGATGCAGGCTCCTTAGAGGGCCCATTTGATGCTATACACAATACAGCAAGATCGACTAATACTCAAACTACTTTCATATCTGGAACACAGGAAACTGCGTTTAGTACTACGTGCTCATTTGAAACAAATGTAAACACAGCAACAGTATTCAATACAGGAGTAGGTACTACAACTACTTTCGATACTAATAGAGCTACTACCAGTACTTTTGGTACTACTAGAAGTACCACAACTACTTTTAATACTACTACTAACTTTACTACTACTACTGCGTATGCAACTACTCGTGCTACAACTACTGTATTTAATACTACTACAAACTTTACTACTACCACGACGTATGCAACTACTCGTGATACTACTACAGCGTTTAATACTACTACAAACTTTACCACTACCACTACGTTCAACACTACGTTAGATACAACAACTGTATTTAATACTACTACAAACTTTACTACTACCACGACGTATGCAACTACTCGTGCGACTACTACTACGTTTGATAGTACAACAACATATACTACTACGACTACGTTTGACACGAGTAGAGCAACCACCACAATATTTAATACTACCACAAATTTTAGTACTACTACTACGTATAATACTACAAGGCCTACTACTACAGTCTTTAATACTACTACGAATTTTACTACAACAACAACATATAATACTAGCAGGGCAACTACTACTGTATTTAATACAACTACTAACTTTACAACTACAACCACGTATAACACGACGCGTGCGACAACAACTGTATTTAATACAACAACTAACTTTACGACTACTACAACGTATGAGACTGCTCATGCAACAACAACAGTCTACAATACAACCACAACCTTTAATACTTCGTATGACACGACGATTAACACATCAAGGTCTACTGGTTTTACAAATGCTACTTCACAAAGTACTAATACTTCGTTTAACACTAGTTTTACAAACGCTACTACTCGTAATACTAGTACTTCGTATAATACTACCTTCACGAACGCTACGACTAGGAATACGTCAACTTCGTATAATACAGATTTCAGTAATAGCACTACTCGTAATACTACGACTTCGTACAATACTACCTTTACAAATACTACTACCAGAAGTACAAATACGGCATGGAACACAAATACAAATAGAACAACAGATAATGTAACAGTATCTACTAATACATCATACGCTACAAATACGTCGTATGCTTGTCAGTTTACTGCAAATACGAATACATGCTATAGTACAAATACTTCTTATGCTTGTGCCTTTACAGTATCTACTAACACATCGTACGCTACAAATACTAGTAGAACAACAGCTCAAACAGCATCTACTAACACTAGTTATTCTACGAATACGAGTTACCAAACTACGTTTACAAATAATACTGGATTTACAAATAATACTGGTGCTCATACAAATAATACTGGCTTTACAAATAGTACTAATACATCATACGCTACAAATACTTCGTATGCTTGTACCTTTACTAATAGTACGAATACTGCGTACCAAAGTACGTTCACAAATAATACTGGTGCACACACTAACAATACGAATACTACAAGGTCTACGAACACTGCTAGAAACACAGGGGCGCATACAAACAATACGAACACTGCGTACCAAACTACGTTTACAAATAACACAGGTGCGCATACAAATAATACAAATACTGCGTACCAAACTACGTTTACAAATAACACAGGCGCACATACTAATAATACAAATACTGCGTACCAAACTACGTTTACAAATAATACTGGTGCACACACTAACAATACGAATACTACAAGGGCTACTAATACTTGTTACTCAACGAATACATCATATGCTTGTACCTTTACAAACAATACGAATACCTCATTTGCTTGTACCTTTACAAACAGTACGAACACTGCTAGAAATACATCGGGTACTTTTAATACAAATACCTCATGGACTACAACGTATATAACTTCGTACCTGGTTTACATAGATGCAGAGATCGGCTGGACAAACGTCAACCAATCTACAAGTAGAGCTACTGCACAGACAAACCAAACGTATGTGGTTAGTTATTCTACTAGCTATACAGACAATACGAGTACTACGTACCAAACATCTCAAACAGTAGCTACAAATACGAGTTACCAGTCTACGTTTACAAATAATACAGGGGCGCATACAAATAATACTGGCTTTACAAACAGTACTAATACTTGTTACTCAACGAATACATCATATTCTTGTACTTTTACTAACAGTACTAATACTTCTTACTCAACGAATACATCATATTCTTGTACTTTTACTAACAGTACTAATACTTGTTACTCAACGAATACATCATATTCTTGTACTTTTACTAACAGTACTAATACTTGTTATTCTACTGGCTTTACAAACAATACTGGCTTTACAAACAGTACTAATACTTGTTATAGTACAAATACATCATATTCTTGTACCTTTACGAACAATACAAATACTAGTTACCAAAGTACGTTTACAAATAATACTGGTGCACACACTAACAATACGAATACTACAAGGTCTACGAATACATCATACGCTACGAACACTACTAGAAGTACGAATACCTCATATGCTTGTCAGTTTGCAAACAATACTGGAGCGCATACTAATAATACGAATACTTCGTATACTACAAGTTTTACTAATAACACAGGTGCTCACACAAATAACACGAATACAAGTTACCAGTCTACGTTTACAAATAATACTGGTGCCCATACGAATAGTACAAATACTAGTTACCAAAGTACGTTCACAAATAATACTGGTGCACATACGAATAACACAAATACTTCGTATAACACCGCGTTTACAAACTCGACTACTGGGGTAAATAACACCGCGTACAATACTAACACAAGTAAAATAACTAATGTAGATTCAATATCTACTAGTTATAATACGTCGACTAGTAAGCTAACTAATGTAGATTCAATATCTACTAGTTACAATACTAACACAAGTAAAGTAACACACGTAAATTCAATATCTACTAGTTATAATACTAGTACTTCTAGAGTGACTAATATTGTAGTAACTACTACATGGAACACTAATACTGCTAGAACTACAACTTATCCTACGACTTTTGCTACTTCTAGGTCAAGTTCTAGAGCAACTTCAACTAGTAGGTCTACAACAACTACGTATAATACAACTACGACTACTGCAAGTTCGAGAGCTACCTCAACAAGTAAATCTACAACTAGTACGTTTAACACTACTACGTCGACTGCAAGTTCAAGAGCAACTTCAACAAGTTTATCTACTTCTACGACGTATAACACAACTACTACTACAGCAAGTTCAAGATCTACTTCAACAAGTAAGTCTACCGTATGTACATATAACACTACTAAGTCTACTGCAAGTTCAAGAGCAACTCTGACATCTATGTCAACAGCTACAGTATACGCCACAACATTAGGAACACTCACTAGTAGGGCTACAGACACTACTAGATCAACTACTTGTACCTTTAATACTACGACTAGTACATCTAGTTCTAGAGCGACATCGACAAGTAAAACAACTACTTGCACATACGAGACTACTAAGTCTACTGCAAGTTCAAGAGCAACTGGTACTACAAGGGACACAACTTCTACCTTCAATACTACTACCTCAACAGCTAGTTCTAGAGCGACTTCAACAAGTAAAGCAACTACTTGTACTTTCGATACTACAACTAGCACAGCAAGTTCAAGAGCTACTTCAACAAGTAAGTCTACAACTTGTAACTTTGATACTACTAGAGCCACTTCAACAACGTTTGAAACTTCTAGTACTACAGGGTCAGTATTCTCCACCACTAGAGATACTACTAGTACGTTCGGTACTACTAGGGTGACAGATACAACAATAACCACAGAACATTTGACAACTATTGCAACTGCAACAGCTACAAATATCTTTGAAAGAATAACAGCCGCTCAAGCTGGGACTATATTCGATACTGAAGTATCAAGCGCTTCGGATATTGGCTCCTCGTATTGGGACGGATCATCATGGAGCTAAAATATGGCACAACAAGCTAAGCCACAACCAAAGAAGAACGAAGAACATTGGACTAAGAATTATCGTAAAGATGAGATTACGCCCGAATATGTTAATAATAAAATGGAGAGCTTAATGTCTGCTCTCTTTGATACGATAGGGGAGAACGAGGAAAGAATTAAAGATCTCGAAGCTCAAGTTTGGAAACTATCACAAGCACTAAAGGTAAACTAATGGCTTTAGATGCTTTATCACAGAACGAAGAATTAGGTGATATTCCAACTCACTTTATGAAATCTGGAAGTTGTATGCCGCCTAAAGCTAGGCTGGCCACAATGCTAGAGTTTCAAAGAAGGGTACTACCAAAGACTCATAGAAACGTAAAGTTTGAGTTTGATCTTTGGTATAATACAAATGAATTAAGAACTATTAGAAACTTCTTATATACTGATTTTCTAGGAGATGGAATCTTTATTCGTGTTAACACTATAAAGATAAACGATAGAATAATGCATAGTATTGCTGATTCGGATCAAAAGATTGACGAAGAAAGAATACAGAAAATTATTGATAATCTAGGAAACAAGTATTCATTACAAGCAAACCACGAGACCTATGACAAAGTAGTGTTTCCACCAGGCAGTAACTTAATACAGGGTGGAAAGAATGTAATGGATTGGAAGAAACTTGATCAAAAGGTTAAAGAAGGTTTTATAGTCAAGCCACACCCTATTACGGCACACGTATGGGTTGCTAAATATAAGCAACGCTACGGCGCTGACAAGGTACTAAATAAAAAGTATGGTGGGTCAGAGATACTTGCAAAGTGTACTGACTTAGCATTTTGCCCGAACAGTCAGATGGGCATAGAAGGGCTGCTTTTAGGTAAAAATATTCATTCAATAGCAACTCCTAGAGTAGCTAGAGAAAAGAATCATCTAACTTACGAGGCAATTTATCAAGGAATCGCGGGAAAAGCCTGTGGTTCTAGAACTGCACTTTTAAAGATACTTTCTAGTAAAAGATCTGGCATAGTGTTTCATCATGACGATGATGCAGAGGAACGTGTCGAGAGATATCTCGAACAATTTTGGGAATATACATTAAAATGATAGATATAGTAATCCTTACAGAGGAAATAAATACTGAGTTTACTCTTGCTTCTTTACTGAAGAATGACGAAAACTTCCGAATTCACCTATTTAATAGGAGGGGTCTACTTATCGAAAATATGGAGCCAACTATTAAGTGGGCAATGGCAAACTTTAGAGAAGTTCATAGCTATCAGACTCCCTATTCTTTCAAGGGCAAAAACTCAGATAGAATGGCTAGAGTCTTATCCCAATTCAGAGAACATTGGAAAGACAAACAACCACCAGGTGGCCCGATAGAAAGGGTTATAGTACATACAAAAGGTTGTAGGATATTTAATGGAGATATTGGAAAGAATATTCCGACTGTCTCGCAGATGGGAGATAGAGTAGTCTATTTCTCTAGAAAACACCAGTACTTTGATCACAAATTCTATGGTAATTATTACAAGATACTAGGGCTAGAGGCAAAGAAGGAAGATCATGAAGTAGACTTTATGTTAGTAAATTGGAAAAGATTTAAAACGATAAACCCTCATCAGCTGTTCCTAAAGGATGGAAAAGCAAGCCCTTATCAGATACCAGCCTCAGGCGAGTTTGTTAGCGATAGAGACGCATATATTCTCTCAGCTAATAACGATGAAATGTTTAAATATCTAAAAGAAAGTAACCATGGGTACATGCCTATGTACTTTGATATGAATGTTGATGAACTAATTAAGAAAGAGTCTATTGGACCTAAAGACACTATAAATCATAATATTATGATGCGAAAAGCATTTTCGTTGAGTATGGATACTGCAGAACTATTTCTAGGGTATCACGAACTACCGACACTATTTTATATGGCCGTGCCCTGGGATATGTGGAGTAACCTTATTGATGAAATTCCACTTAATCTTAGAAGAGAAGGGGTCAACGAGCGAATCTTACAGAAAGCTGACAAACAGAAAAAATATTTACGAAAAATAGTGGAAGCAGGGTACTTACTAGGTAAAATATAGTGATAAAAGGTATTTCTTTAGTATATAGGTTATTCCGTTACAGTCCTGATGGCGAAGACAACGCTAACATGATAGCACGGGTTGTAACTTACTTTAATGGAAAGTCTAAATTCAACCAAATGTGCAAATGGGCAGAGACACCTGTAGGTAAAAGATACCTTGCAGGAGAACGCATCATTGATAACATAGAAGATTTTAGAGAACGTGATAATGATACTCTTGGAAGAAAGTACTTAGAGTTTATGGATAAATTTTACTTTGGTAAGTTAGCTGACTTAATAGTTCTACCAGACAGAGTTAAAGCCGACCTTCTAGAAGAAAAGTACGCCTTATTTATAATGGACACTCATGACTTCCTTCATGTTATTCTAGGATACCCACCAACTCCCTTTGGCGAGTTAATGCGTATAAAAGTTTTTAAGAAATATGAGGGCAGAGGTTGGGCTGTTGTAGACTTCGTGGGGAGACTTTGGGCGATGAGTAAAGGATTAAAAGAAGCACGAAGGTATCATGAACTAGCACAGGAAGCCAGGTGGATGAGAAAATTTAGTATAAACTATGTATATGAAGATTGGTTTGAAATGTTAGGTTGGCATATCAATAAAGTCCGCAAAAATCTCAGCACCAAATCAACAACTCTCTATAACTATAACGACCTTTAATCTTCTAGTATCTCATACTCAAGGTCAGAAAGAATTTCCCACTTTATAATCCCATTGCGGGCCATTTCTAAAGCGTACTCTTTTTCTGCGGGGACGTTGTGAGGAATCTCATCAACTGTATTTCTAGGCAAATGCCAACTATTTGGGTAAGCAGCTCCAACTTTAAAAGGGGCATGCTTAGCAAAGAAGTCAAATCCAACAAGAGTGAGACTCTTCCAAACCCATGCTTTCTTTATTAACCATAGTAAAGTTATGAATCCATTAGAAGGTCGTCCTAACAATGCATTGTTTACATATCCAAACTCATCATAAATAGCAAGTAACTCTTCATCAGTAAACATTGTGTGGAACTCTCCAATCAATGCTTTATCTAACTCTTTAGCACTATTAAGATTTATTCGGGTACGATTTAATAGTTTTGGTACGTTTTTTAAATTATCTCTCTCAGCTAACTGCGAGGCTCTTAAGAACCCAGTTGCCCATAGATCCACTTTAGCACCCAACTGTAGCAAATGTTTCTCACGAGGCAACCCTTTTCCCATACGTATAACAACGTCATGACTGTCAATAAATTCTCCTTTGTTGTAGTTTAGAATCTCTACTGAGTTTCCTACTAAGATAACGTTTTTATTTTCTAGTAATCCTAGTACTAATTCTGCAGTAGCCATTCTAAATCCCTGATTGCTTGTTTGTCTGATTGAACATCTTTATAGTTCGTCTTGTGTTGTAGTGTCATCTCGGGTACCTCAAGATCTGTGTACTCCGCCATTCTTACTAAGTATTTGACAATATCTGCGACTTCTTGATGTGTTACGGAAGGAACGTCTACATTCTCTAATAGACCGAGATTGATTGTAGTTATTCTGCAGCACTTGTCACTATTGTAAGTGAGGTTATTGGAGAGGTGGTTGAGAGAAGCTTTTTGAGAGGCATACATATACCCTTGTGAGATATTTGGTTCTGCGGCTCTACTAGATATATTGATTATATACTTATTACTATCTTTTTTCCAAGCCTCGTAAGCTTGTAATAATAGTTTTGTTTGATCAAAACCTAGGTGAGCACAGTTGATAAACACATCGTTTTCTTCCCACACCCACTCACAGTCCATGATGTCCTCAATACGAACGTGCCTAATAGGACAATCCTGTAAAGCACCCGCTATGGCTGCTGCTAGTCCTGATGCGCCTGTAATTGCTACTCTCATATCTTAAATATCTCACTTATTACTTGACCACATGCCTTAGCTAGGTCAATATGTTCTAGTTGTGTCCCATTAGCAGATCGTAATTCAATGTAATGAATCCATGATCTTAAAGTACCGTTTACATAAAGACGACTCATTGTATTACCTTCTGGAAGTACTGCTCTTGCTTGTTCCTTTGCAATACCATTTTCAACAGCCCAGTTATATGCATCTTTAGCAGTTTGTATAACTTCTCTCTGTCGTCTGTGCCATTCGATATGTAGACCATCATTGTCTGACTTTATGCTGTTTTGTCTATTCTTAGGGTCTTGTAATCTAGCCTCGCGAGTCATAAAGTCCAAGTCATTAGTTGGGTCAGCATAGCGCTGACTAAACTCTTGGAAGCTAAAGCTACGATGACGTAAGAACTGACGAGCAATGTCTCTTGTTGTTTCTATCTCCATACATACACTGACCATCTCTAGTGGGCTCCAATGCTTGTGTTTAATCAGATATTTGACAAGTTTTTCATTTGTTTCTTTATTCATCTGGTTAGATGGGTTACTCACTCTAGCGCAATAAGCTACTAAATCTAATAAATCTAGTGGTATACCACTGAAAGGTGGAGCTTGGCTGTAACTAATTAGTTTTGTTTTCATATGTTTGTATAATCTCGAATGATTCTTTTCCAAATAGTGTCCCATCTACGGAACACCCGTTACACGGAGACATGCTTCTATCTCCTTTTGCTAATTTACGTCTAATTTTTCTCATAGGTTTACCAAACCAAACGTTCATTAAATTGTCGTTTAGTAGATTTCCTACTATATGTTCTCTACCCCAGTCGTTGGAGCAAAAGAGAACGTCTCCATTCCAATCTACAAACATTTTGTAGAACGGATAATGACACGGCTTTCCTTTTAAAGACTGTATATCACTTTCGTCTATACCTAGCCAGTCTATTGTCCCACTCCTATTATTAAGAATGAGTCCATGATCTTTCATACTCCAGTGCATTCGGTACTTGTACCTGTTTCCTGGAATATCCTTCATAACTTTATCGAATGTGTACGTCTGATGCGCACCGTCATACAGGTTAATGTATAGCAAGGATAAACCATTCTCAAAAAGGTCACTTGCATACTCAGGCGTTAATCTATCCCCATTAGTATTGCACTCGATTATGTTGGAATGAAGATGTGTTCTAAAACTTTTAACTACTTCTCGAAACTGCGGATTGAGTAAATTTTCTCCAAAACCGCTAAGAGAGATCTTCCCACGATAGTCATTACGTGCAAGTTCTTCGGCAATTCTTGCTGCTCCTTTCGGAGTCATATGCAAGTTTCTGTTCCCAAAAACTTCAGGGTCATGTCTCGGGCAAAACACACAAGTTCGATTACAAAGTTCGGTAGTATTTACTTCGACTGTAAGTATCGAATTTATTGGGTTAAGCTCCTCGTTAGAAAGCCTCTTATGATGGTCTGCTTCTTGTTGTTTTCTATGTGCTAGGAAACTATGTTGGTCTTCTTGCTTCTTCAAGGACAGTCCTCCATTCATCTGCATAAGGTACATCTTCATACCCCTTCAACCACGGCCCACCATCTGTAAAGTGAACTGCCTTAGGTTGATGAATATCGTAATACCCTATCATATTGTTATAAGTTGCGGGCAGGCTTCCAATCTCACCTGTCCATTTGAAACCATGCAAATCACCCGCTGGGGCTTCGTTTACATAGTCTGCGTCTATCTCCATTTCATCACAGTTGATGTACATTAGAGATGACCAGTATTTAAAAGGATACGGACGATTTACTTTACCATCCATCTTTATCCCTTTTTTAGTAATAAGTTCGGGGTGCTTTACGACATGAACGTTAATGTTCTCGTCTTGGTACTGCTCTAGCTCTGCTGGGTCTGACCTCCATAAGAAGTCTCCATCACAAAACAGGGCATACCCTGTAAAATCCTGTAAGTAAGGTACTAAAAAACGAGTAAAGGCAAAGTCTGTTGCTTCGCCTTGGTACTCGCGAGTATACACACCAGAGTCCTGTAGAACTCTTTTTCTTAAAGGACGTATCACGTGCAATTTAGAGAATCTTTCGATACTCGCCTTGCACGCTTCATACATCTCTGGGTGTGCTTCTTCATACCCAATGTAAATATCCATTAGGTACTGCTGTTGTTTACTATTTCTGGAGTGAATCCCTTGTCTTCTTTGCTAAGCTCTTCCCCAAGTTGGTTAATGTAAGCCTGTCTTCCTGTAGTTAAGATTGCAATTTCTGTCTGCTTCTGCTGACATGCTAGGTCCGCTACTTGAATATGGTTTACTATAGACCTGTGGTCTTCGCTTAACTGGTCAATTACGTACTCAGTTCCATCAATAGTGATTGTTTGAATTTCTTCGCTCATTTGAATATATCCTGCCAATTTCCTTGTGTACTAGCCTTAGCATACTCAGTAGCACGGTTTTCAAAAAAGTTGGTATGCTCAACTGCGTTGACTTGCATGTCAATCCAAGGCAAGGGGTTTTCGGTACTATGAAAAATCTTCTTCATACCTATTCCTAGTAGCCTTCTGTCTGCAATATATCTAATATATTCCTTGACTTCTTTTGCAGTTAAATCAGGGATATCGGCTTTATCAAAGCAAATATCAATAAAGTTATCTTCTAACTCTACTGTTTTTTCAGCGGCACAATATATTTCGTATTTCAACTTATCAGTCCACAACTCAGGGTTTTCCTGCATGAAAGTTCTGAATAGTTTTGACAAACCTTCGACATGCAAGGATTCATCACGAATACTCCATGTAACAATTTGTCCCATTCCTTTCATTAAGTTATGTCTTGGGTAGTTGAGAAGAATCGCAAAGCTACTAAATAACTGTACTCCTTCTGTAAATGCGCTATATACCGCCATTGTTTTCGCCATGTCATGTGGAGTATTCATGTTAAAGTCTTGTAAGTACTCATGTTTCTCCATCATAGCGTGTATATTGAAAAACTCTTGGTACATCTCTTCTGATTTACCTAAAGTATCTAGTAGTAAGGAGTATGCTTCCTGATGGACTGCCTCCATAGCTGCATAAGCAACTAGCATCATTCTTACTTCTGGTTGTTTAAATGTAGGTAAATAGTGCGTAGCATAACCTCCGCACACGTCTACATCTGCCTGAGTGAAAAACTTAAAAATATTATCTAGTAACATTCTCTCACCTTCACTTAATTTTTCTTTATAATCTTTAATATCATCTTGTAGTGGTACTTCTTCGGGAAGCCAATGCATTTGTTGTTGTTTTTTATAATTCTCAAATGCCCACGGATATTTAAAGGGTTTATAGTATTCTCTTTCTTCTAATAAACTCATCTATCCCTCACAACTCAGACATTCTTCTGCTTCAAAAATGATTTCTCTTTTTGCCTGTGTAGAAGCGTTGTCTGCTCTTGAAATGGCTTCACTACGTAAATAATAAAGCGTTTTTAAATTTTTTGCCCATGCTAACATATGAGCGCTGTGTAAATCACCTTTGTTTACATCAGGTGGGAAGAATAGGTTTAACGACTGACTCTGACAGATATATTCCTGTCTAGCCGCCGCATGCTCTATAATCCATGCCTGATTTATCTCTACAGCAGTCTTGAAAACATCTCTTTCGTCCTGTGTCAAGAAGTCTAGGTGTTGTACACTACCTCTTTGCATGACGATGCTTTTCCAAACGTCGTCATTATTTTGTCCATGCCCTTCCAAAACTGTAGTTAAGAACTTATTCTTCAATAGGTTACTACCTGATTTTGTCTTTTGTGTAAAAGCGTTAGCTCTAAAAGGCTCAATACTTGGACTTGTATTTCCACAAATAATACTAGAAGAAGCGTTCGGTGCGATTGCAAGAAGATGCGCGTTCCTTACAGAACAAGTGTCATCGTCAGGGCAAGCCCCTTTATCTACTGCTAGTTTCTTAGTGGTTTCTAATGCATCATGCTTGAGTTTCTCAAACATCTGCAAGTTGGCTGATGTCGCTTGCATACTCTCGAAAGGTATGCTGTTCTTTTGCAAATACGCATGAAATCCCATAGCTCCTAGACCAATGCTTCTTTCGCGCATAGCACTAAATTTAGCTCTATGTAGTTGGTCAGGTGCTCTAGCAATAAAGTCATCTAAAACATTGTCTAACATTCTTACTAGGTCTGGGATAAATGCTGGGTGCTTCTTCCATTCATCATATTTTTCTAAATTAACTGATGATAAGCAACATACAGCTGTTCTTTCTTCGTTTGTGGCTAATGTAATCTCACTACACAAGTTACTATGGTGTACTTCTAGCCCTTTCCTCTTTTGGAACTCAGGTAGACCCTGCTGTACGGCATCTTCAAACATTAAGTACGGCTCGCCTGTTTCCATTCTATTTTGCAATAGTTTGACCCAGAGCGCTCTTGCACTTACTGATTTCTTTACTTGTCTGCTGTGAGGATCGATAAGATCCCAGCTATCGTCAAAATCAGGATACTTTGTGGCAGCGTGTATGAGTTCCATAAAGCTATCAGGAACCACGACCCCATGATGTAAATTGATAGACTTACGATTAGTATCACCACCAGTGGGTTTTCTAACATCTAAAAATTCCTCAATTTCGGGGTGACTCATATGTAGATAAGCTGCATAACTACCCCTTCGAGTTATGCCTTGTGAAAATGCTAACATCTCCGCATCTACTACTTTTAGAAAAGGTATCACTCCAGTACTCTCACTTCCTTTAGAAGTTTTTGTACCTTGCGAACGAACATCACTCCAATGTCCACCAATACCACCGCCAAACGATGATAAGTAGGCATTTTCTGTGTAATGGTCGGTTATACCTTCCCTACTATCTTCTACGTAATTAAGAAAACAACTAATAGGAAGACCACGTTGAGTACCACCATTCGATAGTACTGGTGTAGCAAACATAAACCATAGGTTACTTACGTAATCATACAACCTCTGTGCATGAGCGTCATCGTCAGCAAATGCTGTACAAGCTCTTGCAAAAGCTTCTTGAGGAGAGTCCTCTCCTGGTATCATATACCTGTCCTTGAGAGTTGCTATTGCAAACTCGTCAAGAAGGCTATCCTTACTAAAATCTATTTTAACTGACATAATTTTTAACTAATCCTATTATTTCTTTGCTGTGTCCAAGTACTTGTGCGTCTGGGTCGTATGATAAATCCATCAACTCTATATTCTTAGCAAGATTTTCTGCACCAAACTCGTTTAAGTTTTGCATAAATTTATACTTGCTTTGTATAGGAAGTGTTGACATTATATCAAATACATCGCCGTAATCGGCAATCATTGTACTAGCACGTTTTGGACCTATTCCATTTACTCCCGGAACGTTATCACCTTTATCTCCACATAAGCACTTAAAAGTTAAGTACATATCTGGGTGAAAGTCATAATGCTCGTCCCAATTGCCCATTGTTGTCTCTTTTCTTGTTACGGTAGAGAACCGTGATATGTTCTCGGTTATTAGAAGATCCCAGTCTTTATCTGAACTCACCATCCAAATGTCCTGTACACCTATAGCTTCTCTGTTTAGAGCTATAACTGCTGCAATGTCATCAGCCTCTACACCATTATACTTAATAGTGAGATAACCTTTTTCTTTGCATAAATCAATACATTTCTGAAACTCTCCTAGGAAATTCAGAAACTCTTTCTTCTCTTCTTCTGTTTGGTCTGCATACCGCTCTTTACGGTTTGCTTTATACTCGGGGTCAATAGCTTTTCTATAATCGCTACCACCATCTCCAAGTACTACGATTTCTCCGCAATCGTATGATTTTGCAAGACTTTCTATAGTCCTGAGATATTCTACTTTAAAGAACTCTTTCTTTTGATGTTTCCATCTAAACGCCAAGTTAAGCCCATCAACTACTAACAGATTACCGTTAGGAGTCGGAGGGTTTCCAAGGCTCGTAAATTCTATCGCCATGTGTCCATTCCTGTTTTTCGTGTTCGAGCCACTTCTCCGCTAGACAAATATAAGCATCAAGCCAAGGCAGATGCATATACTGTTCTAACTTCTGAGGTTTCCGAACGGTTGATACAAAAAATTGTGCATGGTTGGCTTTGAAAAACAGAAGCGGTTCTTGATTACAAAGCTCCGCTTGTTGTCTTGCCTTAGCCCACCATTGCACAAAATTATTACTTTTGTTGGTAAATATTTTAGTAGTGACTGCATCGTCTCTATAAAATTTTACCTCGATTAGGAACTTGTTTATCTTATGTGTAAGATAAAGATCTCCTTTTATTTTCCCACTACCAGAGCCAGGGGTGCCCACAAACGGTAACTGGGTATGTCTTGTTAACATATTGGCAACTAGTGCCTCGGCTTTTGCGCCTTTCTGTCTACTATTTACCACAAGTATCGATATATTTAATTAAATTATCGGTATTGTGTAGTTTTAAGTCTACTATTGCGTCGTCATGAATATCTATTTCTAGCTCGTGTTCCAACTGTAGAACAATATCAACTATATCTAGACTATCAGCACCTAACTCAATGAGGTCGTCCCCTTCTTGGAGAGTACCCCTATCTAAGTCTAATACTTCTTCTATAATTCTAAACATTGTCTCTATATTTTCAGTAATCAACGTCTTGCTCCAATCTTTCTCTATATTCTTCATGTCTTATTTTGGTTTTTTGCATATCTGTTAATTCTTCCCAGTCACAAGTCTTGCAAGTTACTCCTGTAAGGATATACTCCCTAAACTCAGCCTTATGTGGACAGATGTGCAGCCAAAATGTATCGCCCTCTCTTACCTTCATACTCTACTCCAAATGACTTATATTGTCATCTTTAATAATTTCTATCTTCTCTAGTAATGGATGTGTCCAACCATGTGAGACTAGATAGGTATTAAGTGTCTCTTCCTTGAGTAGTACTTCTACTACCTTTTCCTTTCCCTGTTCATCAAGTGCCTGATTAACCTCATCGAGGAATAGCACATTGATCTGACTTCTACTAATAGATGTCATTAGTTTTCGTATTGCAACTAACGTAGCAATGTTTACTCTTGCGAGCTCACCACTAGATAACGCTAAAATGTCAATAAGTTTGCCTGTATCAGTAACTTCTACGTTTAGTTTATCATTCTCTACTACGAAATTGATACTAAATCTACCATCGCTAAACTCTGCTAAGTAGTCGTTTGTTAAAGACTCTAGTTCTTTAACGAGGGACTCGATTTTGTATGCGAGTAAGCCGTTTGTACTAAATGCCTTTTTAAGTATCTCGAGAATTGAAAGTTTATCTTCAATACCGCTGAGTTTGCTGATAATACTATCAAGCTCTTTCTCAAATTGAGTAGTTTGCTCTTGTATAATCTCAATTCGCGTATTGTGTCTTTCTCGTCTTTCATTTTCATTTGCTATCTCGTAAAGCTCGTCATGAGCCATTTGAGCTTTCGCCCTAAGCGCTGTAATACTGTCTCTGATTCTTTCTGGATCGCTAACTTTCGTTGGGAGTCCAGAGTCAATAGAGCTGAAGAGCTGTTCCCAGTCTCTAACTCCTTTGGCTGCGTCCCTATGTATTTCATTTTCATTTTCTAGTTTCTCTAATTTCTCTTGTTCTTCTCGCAAGAACTTAGAACATTGCATTGCCCGTTTGTCGTGGGTTAGATACTGACTTTCAATAAATGCTAAGTCTATATCCTGTGCGCACGTTGGGCACTCTTGGTCTTCTGCATTTTTCAGTGCTTCATACTTTTCACGCATATTTGTTTCATGTGTGAGTTCTGATTTCCACGCTCCAATAGCGCCTATTGTCCCTGCTGTGTCCGTAGACTGAGGGTAAAGACGATAATCATTCCTTAAAGAAGTAATATCTATTGACTTTAACATCTCTAACGAATTATTGTTAGCGTTGATTTTTTTATTTTTTTCCGAGATATTTTCAAAGTCTACTTGTAACTGACGGAGAGTATCTTCGTCTTTTTGTGAGATTTTTGGTAAATCCATTTTGGATAGTATCTCTGTAGTCTCTAATTTATTGTCTGTTAACCATTTGACAATAGTATCTGTTTTGGCGGTCAGGGCTGTTACTTCCTGTGTTGCACTCCGTACTCCTTCCTTGAACACCTCGAAAAACGCGACGTAATCGTCAAGCTTTAATAAATCTATTAAAAACTTCTTACGGTTAGTATCTGTCGCAGTTAAGAACTGTAAACTTGTATTAGTATTCTGATAAACAAGCTGAGTAAACGTTTTGAAATCACAACCTAAGACCTCTCCCAAAGTCTTATAAGTATTACTAGCAGTATGGCTACTTATATCTTCACCATTTTTTGTCAGCTTACACTTTAAAGTTGCTCGTCTGTTAACTGTAATATTGTAGACATCATCATCAACAGTAAAATCTAGACTAATATTATAGCCTTGATTTACGTATCTATTAGCAATATCAGCTTTCTTCACATTCTTACTATTCTTGTTGAATAATACTTCTTCAAGAATAAGTGGAATAGATGATTTACCTACTCCATTTGTGCCTACTAGCTGTGTTAGAGTTGCTTCTGCAAGATTGATTTCATTGTTTAACCCATAGGAGAAACAGTTATCCCAAGCTAACTTCTGTAGAATAATCATTGTACACTCCTATAATTGGTTTTATCTTTTCTTCATCTAAATTTAGTATATCTCGTAAGTATACTACAAGTTCATCACCCATAGACATATCGGAAGTAAGGGACAATCTAGCTTCTACGTGTCGTCTTACAACTTTCTTGTCTAAGAGGTCTGAGTTCTTAATCTTTGCCAAATCCTGAACGTCGCCTTCGAGTTCGTAAATTGTGTGGTCAAAGTCAGTCTGTATCATATCGTCTGGGTCTGATACAGTCTTTCTGATTAGCTGAGGTAAATCAAGTTCGTGCCATGTCCATGACCAATCCGTGTCTATGAGTAGAGCGCCTGTCTTTACTCTGTTCCTGTGGAAACTGGTTGTCATAGGACTGCCGGGATATACTATGTTTCTTTGAGTATTCTCGTGAGCATGTAAATCTCCAGCGAAGACAGTCTTAAACTTGTCAAACCTTTCTAATTCTACTTCAGGCATTACATGAGGAGGTATCTCACCCCTAACATGAGTAAAAAGAATCTGGGCATCTATCGATTCTATACTGTTTTTGCGGTGCAAATCAGCATAAGGTAATATAGCCCAATCATCTTGTACATAAGTAGAGTCTATAACCTCTACTAATGCGTTAACATCTGAAGTTGCTTTCTTTAGGTTAGTAAAGAAAGTCTTGTTCTTCCTAGTAGCTTCATGATTTCCATCATAAATAATAGTAGGAATAGTTACCCTTCTTATAAAATCAAAGTATAGGGTAAGCTCGTCCATTGAGGGGACTCGATCAAACAAGTCCCCGCCAATGATGTGCAATTCACAATCAGCTTCCAACTCAGTAATCTGGTTAAAGAACATAGTGTATCTATTGGTTGCCCAATCTACAGGTACGTTCTTTTGCCCGAGTTTAATGTGCCAGTCTGCTGTATATAAAATCATACTACGTATTCGTCCCCTGGTTGCCATTCGCACCCAGTTAGTCCACCAGCTTTTAAAGCTTGTAGAGTTCTTAAGACTTCGTTTGCGTTTCTACCTGTGTCTAAGGAATTGACAGACATATGCTGGATATAGCCTTCAGGGTCTACGATATACGTAGCTCTGTAAGCAACTCCATTGTTATTGTCAACAATACCTAATTCTTCAGCTAGATAGAGTCCGCAGTCAGCCGCTAGGGAATGTCTGATATTTCTTATTGCACCGTTGGCTGTTTTCCAAGCCAACTTACAAAATTCGTTATCGCCACTAATTCCTAGTACTTCTGCTTCGTCTACTAAAATATCCATACCTGCAATCTCAGTAGGACAAATAAACGTAAAGTCTTTGGGATAAAAGTAAAATACTCTCCAGCCTTCGCCGTTTTCCCATGTATCTTCCATGCTCATATCGTTATTCAGATCAACACCGTTAAGTGATACTTCTGGAAACTTTTGTCCTATTCCAATCATGATACGTCAAACTCCGAGTCTACTGTTTCATTAGAATCTGCACCTTGAACTTTTCTAAGCAACTCAAGTTGCGCGTCAGCTGTAGGTCTTGGAAGAACGTCGTCCATAGACTTGAGGTCTGCGACAAGTTCTTGTTCCCAATCTTCTAAAGCTCTTGGCTTACACTTAAGCATTGCTAGTTGATATTCAACATTGAACACTTGTGGGCCAGTCTTCAATCTCTTGAAGTAAATATCCCAACCAGTCGTCTGGTCTGTAGGATTTCCTAGCTCTTCCATTGCTACTAAAATTTGGTCAAAAAGTTTCCTTTTTAGATTAACCACTTTGATACTTTTATCAGAGTAGTCGATACCTTGGACTGCATAAGCCCAACCGCATTTTAAGTCAGGGAAGTAATCTCGAACATGGTCATGCTCGATATTGTTAAACGTTTCTGAGTTTCTGTCAAAAGACAAACATTCCATAGGAATATTCTTTGCGTTCTCTCCTTTGATCCAGTAAACGTATCTTGGAAGTAAATCACCTACTAGTCGTATGTGATGATCTTCCTTGTTGCCAAAGTTGTAAGTCTCAATTTTGGTCTTTTGGGCTGAGCCCTTCGTTGTATTAAAGCCAATAGCCATAATAATTCTCCTTATAATGTCTCCTCGTATTTGAAGTGGATTATTCCATCTCTAATCTCGAGCAGTCTGTTTTGGTTAATAGTGTTCTCACTTACTTGAGAGTAGATGAGATCTAGTGTGGTGTCTTTTGTTTTTGCGTACTCGAAAGAATTACGGAATGAAGCAACACCTACATACTCCGCAACCTCTTTATCGCTAAAGGCACGCCCTTTTTCAAGTAGTGCAACTGGGTTAACCAGAAAGCTACTACCATGAAAGCTTTTTTCATAAAACCTAAAGGTCTTATCATAATAATTTTTAGGAGTCAGCTTATAAGTCACAATCCTTAGTATGGTTATGATGTCACCAACATTGCCATGGCTTGCTTCTAAAATCTTCTTCCAGTCAAAATATATCATATATTATACCAATTTTTAGAGTGTGTGTCAAGAACTATTTTTTCCATGTATTTAATTCAAATAAAGTTTCTGATTACTTGATGTTCACCTTATAATCTTGTTTAACATAATATCCCATTCGTGCATTGGCCTGCCTACCGGCAGTTTTTCCTAACAAATGTATATCTACTATTTTGGGCTGTATCTTACCCTCTTTTTTACGAATAACTCTACCTATTAGCTGAGTAAGGAGTGGTTCATTGTTTACTGGTGTAGCCAGTACTAAACAACTTAGCACATCTAGAGAGATACCCTCTGAGAAAATTGACTGCGTACCAAACAGAATATTTCTGTCAGCACCCATTCTCCTCATGGTATTTTCCCTTTCCGTAAAATCCATGTCTCCGGTTATGCAGACTGCATTTTCACCAACTAATCGTTGGCAGACTTTAAGAAATGCAACTCTATCCGATACTACTAGTACCTTATGACCTTCCGCAGCATATGTTGACGCAATCAGAGCAACACTATGTATATATTCTTCGTTCTGTGTCAAATGATTGATTCTTTCTGCCCAAGGAGTAAACGATCCGTCAAGGAATCGTATGTTACTTTTAATACAATCTATTTCTGGAATCATGTAGTTTTCTTTGGGTGGCTTATGTACGTCTTGACCAAAGTAATCCCTGAATACTACGTGTCTGCCGTCCTTTCTCTCTAGTGTTCCTGTTAGTCCCACTTTGAATCTTGATGGCATTTCATCTACTATTCGGGTAAACGTTGGAGACGAAACATGGTGCATCTCGTCTAGGATTACTGTCCCGAACAAATGTTTTATCTCGTCTATCCTGCGGTATAAACTCTGAATGTTTCCCACTACTATCGGAGACGAAGTGTTGAACTCTCCGCTTCCGATTCTCCCTGCCTTTATTCCGAAGCATTTCTGTACTTCTTTCTCCCACTGATTACGTAGGTTGGTAGTATGTGTTACTACTAATGTTTTCTGACCTAGCTTAGCGGCTATAGAAAGACCTGTAAAAGTCTTTCCCCAACTTACCCAAGCGTTAATTATAGCATTGTCTTCTACTGCGTCATAAACTCTCTGCTGGGACGCACGTAATTTGAACTTAAATTCAGGAAACACCGTTGGCGCTGTTACGCGCTTATCGATAATCTCGTAGTCCTCTGGTATCAAATCAATGCGCCCGACAGGTATGGAAACCACACCTTCTTTTAATGGGCGAATTGTTTTAATTATCATAGGTGGGTCTTGGGGCATACGAGGAGGCAACGTATAAGTCAGTTCCTGCTCCAGTAATCCAAGGAATTTAGCATCGCCTTGTAACTGTATTCTGTTACTTATGACTGCCTTCATTCACCTAACCTTTTCAGTAACTCTAGATCTTCGTCTCTCCAACGCATTGATTGAGTGTGGTGGTTATTGTCCCATGGGGAACTCCATCCTGTTTTCTGCTTTCTTTCTATAACGTGTTGAGGTATATAGTCTTTCATAACTTCCCTCATCAAATACTTTGTAGTACCAGGTGCGTACCCTTGTAGTTGTTTAAATCTTGTTGCTGTAGGAATACCTAGAACGTAGTGAACATACCGCTGGGTAAGTAGAGGTATTCTAGCTTCCATTCCAAATAATCCGACTGTTTGGTCAGTTGCTAGAATGTTCTGTTCGGAAGTTGTGAGCAAGTCTATGAAAAGACTCATGCCCATAGGGTCTCCCTGATCTAGCATATTTTGGGGGAACCATCTTTTATCTTTCATACCCTCTAGCATTTGTAAGCAGTAGGCTGGGTCAAAACGTTTGTCATGGTGTAAATACCCTGAGTACAATTCATCTCCACTATCTCCTGTTAATACTACTTTACAGCCATGTTCGGCTGCCGCCCTTGCTAGTAAGTATCTAGGGGCTTGTCTATTGTGATCTGACCATGCGTAATGCGTGCCTGCTAGCCAGGTCTTACCTAATGCTATTCGTTGGTCTCTACCTAAGTCTACTTTTACTACTTCTCTGCCCCATAGTTCTCCACTCTTTATAGCCATTCTGCTTTCTTCTTGGAAACCCATGTGTTCATGACTGTTTCCTTTCTCGTTACTATAACCGCAAGTGAAAAGCGTGATATCCTTAGTACTTTCACGGCATATAGATGCTACTAATTGGCTGTCGAACCCGCCGCTTAGAAAAATAGCATGCTTATTGGTACTATTACCGTGGTTTGCTACTTTTAATATTGAGTCTTTTGTTTTTTGTATAAAATCTTCGGGATTAAACTTATCTTTTCTAAGTATAAACCAGTTCCATAGATTATGCCTACGAAGTTTCCAAGTATTAGTGTTGAATTCCAGTACTCCGCCCGGTTCGACCTTGTGATACCCTTTCCAGATGCACTCGTCTCCCATAGAGCCAAACTTTCTTTCATTTACATTTAGTTCCTTGTTTAAGAACGATTTACAACTTGTACTGAATTCAAAGGTCTTTCCATCAAACCCCCACCATAGAGGTTTTGTTCCAAATTGATCTCTAATTAGAACTAATTTCTCCATTTGTGGCATATAGTACATAATACTGCCATGCCAGTCTGTCCATTCTAAAACGGAAGTACCATACTTGTCCAGCATTTTGCCGAGCCATACAGTATCGTTAGCTATTCTAGAATCATACATCTCTCCATTCAGCATGACTATATTACCATTATCAGTAACTATAGGCTGCTTTTGACCCGCTCCTGTTATATCAAGTAAAGCGTGCCCAAGATGTATTTTTTCATCTCCCCAGAAAGAAAGAGCATCTGGACCTCGATGCTCTTGTTTTTTTAACATTATGTGTGCTAAATGTTTATTGGTTGTACCTATAAATCCACACATTAGCTAATCACTTTCCAACTAAGAATAGTATCAGGGTCAATGTCGTCCCACCTCTGAAACTCTATATCATAAGCAATCATTTTATTACTTGTAGGTAGGTTCTTAAAGAGTTGATGCTTTTTAGGTATCACATCATAACTAAGCGTCATTTCTCGACTTTTCTTTGTGCCAGAAATAAGGCTAGTATACTCGATTAAACAGATGTGATTTTTCATCTTCTCGATAATTTTATCTATGTCCACTTTTTCTCCAGTTCGGTGTATCCACCGATTTTTTCTCCATCAAATATTATTTGAGGAAAGGTTCTTGCATTGGGAAACTCTTTTGCCATTTCTAGCGCATCAAAGTCTCTTCCTAGCTTTTTGTATGTCATCTCAACGTCCTTCTGTGTACATAAAAATACTGCTTTGTCGCAGTAAGGACAGTTATCTTTTCCGTAAATTATTACTTGCATTTTTCTCCTAAATATCTTATCCCAATTAGTGGTATAAGCTTGACTACTAGGCTTAGTCTTTATGAGGTCGCCTGTAATATCGTTTTTTGTTGTTTTCATATCATACACCAAGTGCTTTTTTGTTCTTCAACTGTAAAGTCTCGGATTTCCCAAGGAAGCCCTCGTCTATATACTATACCAGCCCATGCTGCGTCCTCACTAGGAGGAGTTGCTACTTCCATAAGCCTGTCTATACCTTTAAACTTTATCATTGTTGCTACGCCTCTTTTGAAACGCTTTGTTATTTTGTGATAGTGTATTTTGCACTTCTCTGTTTTCTCATACGCTATCACTCTGCCATCGCTGTCAACAAAGTTCTTTCCCTTATGTTGACTCATGCCTACTATATCTCTTATCATATACCTTAGGGAATATAAACTTTTCATAGGAGTCTGCATTCTTCTTATTCCTAGAGTCTCTCCTAGCATGTTCTTGTCGTCCAACACTTGATTATCTAGCCATAGAATACCATCTATTAGCTCGACATTCTCACTATGTATAACGTAAACAGGGAAGATTAAATCTTCCCAAGTATTGACTCTATCTTGCATCTTATTATTCCTAAGAGCCCAGATTCTTCGCTGAGACTTTTGTCTCGACTGCATACTTTTATGAAGTCTGCGATTCAATGAACTTCCTTATTATCGGCTCAGCTTCCTCTTTTGGGGTTGGTTCCCATACCCATTGCCATCCTTCGTACCCGTACTCGTCTTTCTGTGACCCTAAGTACTCTAGCCCAGGCATATGCTTCTTAAAGAAATTTACGTACATATGACCTGCTTCATACAAGTCCATGATGGCATGTTCTACTCCCTGTACTTTTGTTCCCCATTCTGGAGTCCATAAGCATGGAGCTTCTTTGTTCTTATCTACAGGAAATAAATGACACTTACTGTCAGTAATCCAGCCCTTATCCCAGACTGAGTATCTCCTCCCATATAGCTCTTTAGTCAGGTGTGGTGGAATTATCCTTACACAAGCTACTATTTCGCTATCTCTATTTTTAATCCATAGAAAGTAAGACTCTTGGTCTAACGCATCTATAGGATTCATAATTCGTTGATTGCCTACTACGAACATATCTACTCGTTCTTGGCAGGTCTTTGCATACTCTTCTTTTGTTATGCTATCGTAATGGAATAACTCTTTAGTGTACCCATTACCGTATATCCTTCTTGCTATTGCTTTTCTGCTGAAATTTTCCATTGGTGACTGTCCGGGTTGTGCTGTGATTTATAGTTATCTCCGTAATTTATTCGTCTATCTTTATTATCTAGATAACCGCCTGCTTCTACATAGTATAAATTTAAGGTAGTTACTAAATCAAGTTTCAATTTATGTCTGCCATGATACGTCTCAGCAGCATTAAATACTACTGCGTCTCCCTGATGACAGTTCAATATACTACTAGGCTTTTGTTCGCCTTCAATAAGAGGGTTATCCTGTCCTTCAACAAACCCCATAGGCCAGCTATTATCACTAATCTGTATTACTATAGCGTGTTCTGCTTCCCATCTATTTCTATGCCAAGGCATAAAAGAATGTTTAGCATACCTTCTTATCATTGAGTAGCTAAGAACAACATCTTTTTTTAATAATTGTGCTACTGTGTCTCTATAAACAAGTCCGATTGCATCGGATAAAGGATCTCCACTTAGTTGATAGTGTTCTCCATTCTTTTGTTTACGTCTAGGTATAGTCTTGTTCAGTATACGTAAGTCTATATACTTATTTACTGTATCACACTCATGAGGACTCATGAAAGAGTTTTGCTTGTAGGGCTTCATTTCATGTCCTTACTAATCGTACTGAAATACTTGATACCCTCCTGGTAGCGAAATACACCATCTGCTGCTGTCTTCTTCGCTTGCTCTAACTCTTGACACTTGTAACATACATTACAAGCCTCATATCCTACTAACTTTCCATTTTTTCGTATTTCGCCCTTAGGTAAAATACAAGTCCATAGTAATTCTAACATCTTCGGCTCTTCTCGCATAATAAGTGCATACATTTCCGATTTAGTCAAGAACTCCAATGGGTTTCGTACTTCAGGGGTCTCTCTACACGCTGATAGTTTAACTCCTGTTCCATCTAAGCAATCACTCATATAGAGAGCCATAATCTTTCTGTACTCCCTAAACTGTAATCGCATTCTCATGTCATCTTCTGCATTAGCTCCCATCATGAACCATTTGAACTTGATTCCTCCAGGTGCGCCTAATACTACTGACATAAAGGAGGATAGTCCCGATACAATAATCGGAACTTCCCTCGTGTGTGGTAGAACTGATAGCATTGATTTATCGTTACCGTACGGTAAGTTATAAAACTCTGCTTGTTTCTGTGTATAAAACGCCATGGCGTCCGAAAACATTCCATATCGTTGATCATACCAATATACACAGAATGGGTGCATGTCAGGATCTCTTTGCGTGTAAATTAGAGCCGCTGTGGACTCTACACCTGCGCTGAGAGGCATATAGGTATTAGTACGAGGATCAGCATTATTTATTGCGTTAACAATATCGTCCGATGACTTAAGAGTCTGATTCTCTTGCTTTGGTACCTTAATTGTTGGCATTGCTCTTCTCCAAGCTAGTCAATACATTTGCTGTTGCCTTGTCCCGTAACAGAGTCATATCCTTCAATGGTTTGAATTTGGCGTTTACTAGTATCTCAGACACTACGTAATTTTGAGGTTGCGCAAGGTTAATTAAAATCAGTGCGGCCTCATAAGGGTCGATAAAGTACTCCCCATCCTCAACTCCATCTAGGATTGCTGAATTTGTCCAACCCATGCTAACATTGTGTAATCTACACTTATTAGTATGCGGGTAGGAAACTGCAGCCTGTATTGAATATTCTCGTAACTCAGTTTTATCATTTTCGTATATGTCTGAACCTATACTGTAATAACTGGTAGCCGAGCCAGTGCTTATAACAACTTTATTGTTATGCTTTTTCCATTGTGTATGTAATATCTTCTGAATCTTGTTCTGTACTCGAGGTACCCAAGCATGATTAAACACGATATCTGCGTCAAACTTTAATATATCGTTGAGAACGTCGTCCCCACCTTTCATTAAATCAAAACCGTTACTCCGTGAGTAACCCCTTACGTCAGCTCCATGATGTAAACAGTACTGGTAAACTTCTAAACCAATACCGCTTGTATGTCCTGTTACTGCTACTCTTTGTCCTCTTAACATGTCCATGATCCTTATTCTCCTACAATTGGATTAAGCTAATCCACATAGTCCCAAACACAAATACTGCTAGAATCGCGAAGGCTATATCGTCTTCGTGCCCGTCAATGTCATGACGGTTGATTCGCAAACAGTTTGTGTATATGCTATTAGCTGTTCTTTTTATTTTTTTCATTAGTTATAATACTTTTCCCATTTGTCGAAACTGTAGTCTTGACCTATCTCAAAGTCACATCCTACAGGACAATTGGGTATAGAAAAGCCTCTGTCCTTCTGGACAAAAGATTTCAGGTTTTTACAATAGACGTCCATTTCAGTCTCTGGTACTTCTGCAAGAATTGAATCGTGCACAAGTCCGAAGATTTTGGACTTCATTCCAGTTCTATTGATGTAGTGTTGCATATCTATCGCACCCAATAGGTTGATGTCCGATGCGACGGATTGTACTAGAAAGTTAATTCCACTTCTTACTTCGTGAGACGCAATACCTTTGTCCTTACTCTTGGCATTGGGAAGCCTACGCTTCCTACCGAATTCGCTGTAAATGAATGCGTTGGCTCGTATATACGAACCGCAATCATCTAACCACTTCTTCAGATTGGGGAATGACTGGAAGTATTCTGAAATAACTGTCTGAGCATCATGCATTGAGAACTCTGTTCCAGAGTCCTTCGTAACTTGCCATGAGATTTTAGCTGGGCCTGCACCGTACATAATACCGAATGTTACAGCCTTAGCTTGCTGACGTTTGTCTTTGTATAATTCATCGACTTGATCAGCTTCACATGGTAGTTTAAAGACTTGCTTCGCGATAGTCGAGTGAAAGTTGCCTCCACTCTTGAATACGTTCTGCAGTCCTACGTCTTTCGCCAAAACAGCGGCAACATACACTTCTGCCGTTGTTAAGTCCATAGAGACGATTTTATGCCCTTCTTTTGCTTGTATACAGCCTTTTACCGTAGGGTTATCCCTAGGAAGCTGTTGCATATTCAATTTACCACTAGAAGAAAGACGTCCGGAAGTTGTGCCATGCAGGTTAAAACCTGTACGGAGTCTACTATCTCTATCAAGATTCGGTATAATCTTATCAAGATATGTAGTCTTTATCTTGTTCTTCTGTCTAATTTCTAGTATGTGTTTAGGAACAGCGTGTTCTTCTGCCAGTTCATTAAGAACCTCAGCATCAGTACTATGGGCACCTGTACCTGTTTTCTTACCCGTTGGGGTTAGATTTATAAAATCGAATAAAAGGGATCGAAGTTGAACTGTGGAGTTCGGGTTAAAGTCTTTACCCTGTGCTTTCTCAAACTGTCTCACTTCAGGAAATTCGTATAACTCTGCAACTGCTTTCGTTATATCTTCCTGCATTACACCCTGAGCAAAGTCTAGTCGCTCACGGTTGAAAGGAACACCATTGTTCTCAACTTGCCTTAAAAAGTTACAGCCTTCTAGTAGAATATTCTCATAGACCCATAAGAGTCTCTTGTTCTGCTCGATTGCTGGCTTCATCTTCTGATATAGTGAGAAGGTTACAACTGCGTCCATAGCCGCGTAATCTTTCATCACATCAAAAGGTATCAGGTCATAACTAAAGGCTTGCTTTAGTATGCCATGTTTTCTCCTGTACTCTACGCCCCAATCTTCTAACGGCTTCTCATAGTCTCCATAAGGAGTATGCTTCATCGCTAGTTGTTTAAGACCATGTGTGCCAGGGTTTTCATCGAACATATAATGCATAAGCATTGTATCCTCGAAGTTTGGAAACTCGAAATTAAAATGGTAAATAAACCATTGTAAATCGAACTTCGCATTGTGAAATACTACAGTTTTCTTGTTGAAAAGTTCCTGCATTTTTGCTTCGACTTCTTCATCAATTACGTCGCAATCACAATATATACCATGATCAGGCTCATAAGACATACTAAATCCAAGCATATAGCCATCCCTACAGTATAAAGCACTTGTCTCTGAGTCGAGTGCGATATACGGGAGCGGGGCGTCAATCGCCGCTTGTATAAATTTAATTGCTGTTTCTTTGTCCTGTATGCCATAGCATTTGTCTTCCGATAGTTTTTCAATTTTTAGTTCTCCGCTAACGTACCCTGAGATGCTTTCAATAGCATCTTCAAAAGCTTTCTTAGCTTCGGGTTTGAACTTAATGATAGCTGGATTCATGAGAGCTAAAAACTTCTCATCAATAATTTTACCATTGTATTCTGTCACTGATGTTTTCCTAGTGTACTGCTTAAATGCTTCTGCGCCCACTAAGATTAGCCAATCATAGTCGTCAGGGTTTAGTTCTAGGTCAACATCTTTCTTAAGAACTTTTGTTACTGAACTATCAGAACATAACGCAAAACGTTCAAATTCAAACTCGAAGTATTTATCGAAGTTTGTACTTGTTGGCTTGGTTTCTATAAGTGCTATTTTAGCCATTCTAATAATTCTCCATAAGTTAATGTTTTAAATAAGTTGCAATCCAGATGATATTTGTAGGTCTGTCTGTTTAAGTGAAACTGACCTTCTCCTGTATTACCCCTATGTTGTTTGTTAGAGTATTTCATTTCTTTACCGATGTCACTATTTTGCACCTTAAAGACTTGAATCATGTCTTTAAAGAATACTCCATAAAATAGTACATCAAATTCTTCTTTCTTGACTTGCTGGATATTACAATCCCAGTCGTAGTCTTGCCATTGGTGATACATAATATCACGGTTAGCTTCGCATTCTAAAGCCTTAAACAAGTTCCTGTCCGTTATCTTCAATTCTGCTTTCTTCTGAACTCTCGAGAATTTACACTCTATACGACTACCCTCGATATTATCAAATAGGTCGTAGCTAAGAGTTCCACTTTCAGTAGCCTTTATAATCTTCTTAATCATAATCTCGGCAACTGTGCCGAATCTACGAGTATGCAATCCGAAGATTGCTTTTTGTAACTGTTCACTATCCATATAATCGGGCTTTCAACTTGTGTATTTGGGCTGGAGTGAACCCGCCTGGGTCTTGTCCATCCTTTAGTTTAATCTGCTGTACTGACAGTTCCATTTTCTCTGCCAATGTTCTAATCTGTTCTGATGCTTTCTGGCCTGCTTCGTCGCCGTCAAACAATATATCAATTCCCTGCACTCCTTGTAGTTTGAGCAGGGATAGCTTGAACCAGTCCATTTGTTGTGTTCCGAAACAGCAAACTGTGTTCTTTAAGCCGTTGTCCCAAAGATTGAGACAATCAAAAATTCCTTCTACCAATATAACTCTATTAGCTATTGGTTTAACCTTAGCTGGAGTGAACGGCATCTTTACCCCGTGTGGGTAGATATAATACTTGTCACTGCCTACTGCTCCTGCTATGCTTCTCCCTAAGAGTGCAATAGTTTTGCCTGTCAAGTCACGAATTGGAAAGATAATCCGACCTTCAAACTTTGGAACATTCCAAGTGAAGGCTTGCCATATCTTCAAAGTTTCCTCTGAGATATTGCGATACGGACCACCTTTCCATTCGATCCGGTCTTCTGGGAGTTGAATACCTACGGTTTGCGAACGGGCTTTTGCAATCTTGTCTTTAATTCTGTGTACTTTAACTTCTAGTGGACTCTCTGGAGCACCGAAGTATGTAAATATGTTACCTTTATAACCACAACCGAAACAGTGCATTACGCCTGTTACTTTATCTACTCTGAGACTTGGGTTATTATCATCATGCTCAGGATTTAGGCATGATATTAGTGCGTCCTGTCCTTTGACAGTAAACGGCATCTTCTTGTCTTGTAATAAGTCTATTGCTATCATTTATAAGTATATTATACAGGAATTTTGACCTTGTGTCAAGTATTATTTTTCCTTTCCATAGATTTAATTCTTTCTGAACCCAGCGTAGATTTGTGTTTCCACTCCAGCTCGTCCCCCAATTTTTCAAATTCTGTCATTTTCACACCACTAGGATCAGCATCGTCTTCATAATATAGTGATTTCCATACTAATTCTACCATCTGAAAATATATTGCAACAGCTTTGTCTCTGAAATCTTTATCTCCCCATAGATACCATACTAGCCAGTATTCCTTATCTATTCGGCAAACTCTAATCTCTTGTTCCCCTAGTTCTGGAAAGTCTTTTACAATCTCTGCGTATGCTCTTAGTCTTTGTGAGCCAGCGATTGGATACCAGTTCGGCATCGTTAGGATGGGCGCTTTCATTCCATGTGATAGTAATGAATCCATGAGAGGTTCATTCAAGGGGACGGATTTAATATTCTCCTTTACCTTGGGCTGTTCTAGCAACCAATTTATCTTTCTAATATACCACGTATTAGGTGGCATAGGTATAAGTTCAGCAGTTGATCTACTTACTCTGTCGTTTGCCATGCTTCTAACTCCAATTTGACCTCATGTATTCGTTCTTCATAATCAAACCATGCGTTTGGATTGTTGCAATTTTTCTGCATCTTTGTCAGCAAGACTATTCTATCAATCTTACTAGCCCAACTCTCAAGTTCGTCTTCCATGGTTTCCATATCTACTTTTCCTTCTTTTCTATCATATTCTTTCTTTGATTTATGGGGGCCTGCCCCTGATTTGTTTCTGCTATGCTTAGCTACTGGATTGTTTGTCTTGTTCATATTGTAATTCTAGCTCCCTAGATTCTTTTATAAAGTCTATTGGCTTGCCGTTTCTATAGGATAAATCAGGCATCATATCCCAATCTTCTATAAACCTAAGCCAAATGCGTCCTTCATGGACTTGGACTTTAAATGTTTTACCTTCATAGAATCGTAATGATTCCATACTTAATTCTTCATCAAATTGTATATCTTCGCCCTCTCGAACGAATTTATAGTCTACAAATGTCATTCGGTCTGGGTTAGCTTGTGCCACCTACAGTTCTCCTTTTGATATCGTTATGGTTGAATTCTGCCCAATAGAGTTCAAATGCAACTCCATCTTTTAGTCCTTCAAATTGATGTATTACGCCAGGCTTAACCTGCGTAAACTCGCCTGGATTTAGGATTGTTTCATCTACTAAATCGTAATCATTCTGCCAACATCTTACTAGCAACTGTCCTGACTCAACGAAAAAGCCATTCCATTTAAATTCATGCTCATGCTCTGAACACTTCATTCCTTTTTTAAATTCTACTCTATGGAACTCTAAGACTCCATTAGCGTGTATTAACTCTGTTTGTCCCCATACTTTACCTGCTTTCATATCTTTTTCCTAAAATAATGTGTTTTCCACTTAGTTAGCGGATAACCAAAGAAGTAATGTAAAAACAACTGATACACTCCCTCTACTGTTTTAATTTCATATGCATGATTGCCCTGAGGCGTACCTATATCGTAAAAGTACTTGTTGTTTACATATACTGAAAAACCTGTGGTCTTTCTTATTTTCTGCCACTCTAATTTCCTTTTTGGCGTATCATACGTATCTGCACCTAAATATATATCTGAGGTTAGCGAGAAGTCATAAACATCTTCCACTCCTCTACCCCTACCAGACCTGTGATGTGCCTGCCATAGTATTTGGTTATTGCCTTGCTTATCTCTAGCAATAGGCTGTATGTTATTGAAATATGGTTTGTACTGTGATCTATTAGTGCATCGTGGGTCTACTACCCAACCTACTAATCTTACTTCAGGAAGTAGTTTCTTTAGTACTATTCTGTTTGTGCCGGGATGTACATTAAAATGTTGTTTTTCTAAGTCTCCGTATATAATTACTGGGTCTCGGAAGCCTCTTTGCCCCGAGTTGTGTCGTTCTAGAACTGAATCTATGAACGTCCATAGTCGTAAGTAAACTCTTGGTTTATTGTGACGAAGCCAGCCTTCGGCGCCCTGTGTCGTTTGCCAATCTTTCCCAAACCAACTGAAGAACTTATCGTCCACGTCAAAAGCGAAGATACCTACCTGAAAGTCACGAGCAGTTCTATCATAAATCACTGTAGTCTTCCCCAGTTTTCATGT